CCCTCCCGTGGCGAAGCCACTCACCCCCCGGGTGAGAGGCGAGAGTGAGTGATCACTCCGCCTCTCGCATGGCTGGCACTGCCAGCCCTGGCCGACCGCTCCGCCGGTCGGCATGGTGATCACGACGAAGCGTGATCACCTGGCCGAAGGCCAGCAACGCGCGCGTACACACGCGCGCGCCATGCGCGCAGGCCAGCCGAAGGCTGGCACTGATCTTGATACAGGAGCTGCTACAAAGCAGCTCCTGCTATACCTGGCCATGGGCTGGCCTATGCCAGCCCTTGACCTTGCTTTGCTGCTGTTTGCAGCAAAGCCAGCAAAGGCAGTACATGTACATGACTGACCAGCTCAGCGGCTGGTCAGTCACCGCCGGGGCGACTCGAAGCGGAGCCGAGAGTCGTCTCCGCAAACAGCCCAGCGCCCCATTCCCGCTGGTCAGGGGCGTCTGCCCGGGTCTTTGACCCGGGGATGCTTAACCTGGGGCGCTGGGCTGGGCTGGAGCCCAGCCCTGTATACGCCCCAGACCTGTCAGACCGTCGGAGCGGTCTGACCTTCGCGCGTATGCGCGACCAGGTTTGCGGGTTTGCACGCTGTAACGTGCAAACCGCCTGATCAGGGTCTTCGACCCGCTGATACTGGAGCCCGGTGGGCTCATGGGCGCCTCTGCTGCGCTCCGAGGCGCCATGACCGTAGCATGCGTCACCAAGAAACTCCAAGACTCCCTCATCAGCCGCTATTGACATCCGGTCAATAAAAAACCCCCAGCCGATTGCGGCTGGGGGTTCAGGGGGTGTCAGGTCACTGTGCAGTCTCGGCCTCGTGCGCCTGAGCGCACTTGAGGTGCGGCCACTTGGACCGGTAGGGGGTGATGGAGTCGTGCTTCACGATCGGCTGACCGCAGAGGTTGCACGTGGAGTTCGTCTTCGCCTTGCGGACGAACCAGTCGGTCCGGGCCATGGGGTAGCCTCTTTCTTGTTGTGGCAGCACTCGCGCCTTTTGACTCCTAGGCGCATTCGGGAGAGCTACTGCAAGGGGTTGGAGCAGTAGAACCCCCCGGGACGCACCCTGGGGGGTTCTTGCATGCTACGGGTTCAGCAACAGCGGTCCTGCCGCTGCTCCTTCGGGTGCTTGTGCCCCTCGGCCTTCGGCCAGACGACCTCGCACAGGGTGCACTCCCAGCGCTCCTCGTCCCGCTCCTTGATCCAGGGGGCCATGTACTTCGGTCTCTCGCCCATCAGAAGTCGTCCTCCGGTTCGGAGACGGGGGCCGCGAAGGCGGCCTGCATCTCCTTCTGTTTGCAGGCCAGGTGGACCGGCTTGTACAGCCAGGCGGCCGTCAGGTGCCGCTGCCCGATCCTGGGCTTGTCGATCACCTCGTCGCAGATCCCGCATTTCACCTTGCAAGACCCGTGGGCCGCGAAGGGCCCGTACATCAGGCGCACGGCCTGCGGCACGATCTGGTCGCAGGTCGGACACCGGTACCGGGACCCGTATCCGGGATTTCGTCGTGTCATGATGGAAGAGCCTTCCTTGATGGGATGGTTGGATGCAGATGCCCCGGGCCTCCCCGTCCCGGGGCATCGTCCTGTCCAGCATGGCGCATACTCCAGGCAACGGAGGAGGAAGCGTGGCCAAGGTAGTCATCCGGACAGGTGAGCCCGACGAGCCCCAGTACGGCGGCCGTTCGGGAGATGCGGCTGTCAGCCGCATGGGGTACCAGAGGCAGCGCAGCGGCCAGTCCTCGCAGGCTTCGATGAACACGATCCTGGCCGCGCTGGAGCGCGGGTTCTCCATCACCGATGCCTGCCGGGCAGCGCAGCGCTCCCGCTCCGCGTACCAGTACTACCGGGACAACTTCCCCGCCTGGCGGGACCGGGTCGACGTGGTCCTCGCGCAGCGGGCCGAAGGGCTCGCCGAGCGGCGAGCCGACATGCCGGACTTCCCGACGTTCTGCCGGGAGTACCTGGGCACCGAGATGAACTGGCACCACAAGCAGTGGTTCGATCTCCTCGAAGGGCGCGAGCCGGCAAAACTCCACCCCCGGCAGATCTACGTCAAGGGCGAGCCCGACCAGATCCTCATCAACACTCCGCCCGAGCACGCGAAGTCCACGACGCTCACCATCAACTACGTCACCTACCGGATCTGCCAGGACCCGAACATCCGCATCCTGCTGATCTCGCGCACCCAGGACATGGCGAAGAAGTTCCTGCACGCCATCAAGGAACGCCTCTCCGACAACCCGTCCTACTCGAAGCTCCAGGCGGACTTCGGCCCGCCCGGCGGCTTCGCCACCGGCGACACCTGGGCCGCGACCGCGATCCGCGTCAACGGCTCCGACTCCGGTGAGCACGCCTACACCGTGCAGGCCGTCGGCATCGGCGGCCAGATCTACGGCACCCGAGCCGACCTCGCCATCATGGACGACTGTGTCGACCACACGAACTTCCAGCAGTTCGAGGCCCAGATCTCCTGGATTCAGAACCAGGTCGGCACCCGCGTCGCGGACTCTGGCGGCCAGATGATCCTCATCGGCACCCGCATCGAGTCCGTGGACCTCTACTCCGAGATCATGAAGGACCACCACTACGTGGACGGCGAGTCCCCGTGGACGTACCTCACCCAGCCCGCCGTCCTCGAATACGCCGAAGATCCAAAGGACTGGGTGACGCTGTGGCCGAAGACCAACCGGCCCCCGGTGTCCGTCAAGGGCCGACGCACCGCAGAGGCCGAGGGGTGGCCCAAGGACGGCTGGTGGCCCATGTGGCACGGCACCGCCCTCCAGAAGAAACGCCGCAAGATGTCGGCCAGGAACTGGTCGATGGTCTACATGCAGGACCAGGTCTCCGATGACTCGATCTTCAAGATGGAGGCGGTTCAGGGCTGCATCGACCGCGCTCGCTATCCGGGACGGCTTATGCCTGGGCAGCCAGGACACCGCGTGCACGGGATGGAGGGACTGTACGTCGTGGCGGGTCTGGACCCCGCCGCAGCGGGGTTCACTGCAATGGTGGTCATGGGTCTGGACCGGCAGACCGGCACGCGGTGGCTGCTCGAAGTTGTCAACGTCCGCGCCCTCGCCCCCCACAACATGCGATCCGAGATAGAGCGCCTGACCGACCGGTACCGGATCAACGAGTGGCGGATCGAGAAGAACGCCTACCAGGCGTCCATCGTGCAGGACCGGCTGATCCGCGACATGCTCAACAGTCGCGGCTGCCTGATCTCCCCGCACCACACCGACTCCACGAAGTGGGACCCGGACTTCGGTGTCGCCTCCATGGCGTCGCTTTTCGACGGCTGGGACTCCGGGCACAACCTGATCAGGCTGCCGTCGCAGACGCAGAGCGAACCGATGCGCAATCTCATCGAACAGCTCTGTGCCTGGTTCCCGGACACCAAGGGCCTGACGGACACGGTCATGGCGCTCTGGTTCGCCGAGATCCGCTGCCGCGAGCTGATGTTCACGGACTTCGACAGCTATCACGTGGACTCGAAGGAGTTCATGTCCGAGCGGGACGTCGAGAATCAGATGGTCCTGGATATCGACTACGCCTTGCAGGCGCAGGGGCAGTACCAGGGCCAGTGGAACGGTTCGATGAACGGATGGTGACGATGAAGCAGTGCACCATGTGCCCGCTCTTCCACCCGGTGGTGGAGGCCCACCACGTGGTACCCAAGGCGTGGTGGCCGGGCAAGCCTGCCACCCCGATGCGGGACCTGTGCCCCTCGTGCCACTACGGGACGCACGCCGCGATGGACGCCATGATCGCCAACCGGGATCTGGCCGGTCTGGCATCGCAGTACATAGAGCTGGCCCGCCAGGGCCTGGATCTGGCGAAGGCGGCCGGTCTCACACCGGCCCGGACTCTCTAAGGAAGACCATGATCAACGGCATCGACGTCGCGTCCTTCCAGAGCGAGGTGTACGCCACCTCCGGTCTGGACTACGTCTTCGTGAAGGCCACAGAGGGCACGTCCTACGTGAACCCCCACATGGCCAAGCAGGCTGCGGTGGCCCGCACGGCGGGCCTGGGCCTGGGCTTCTACCACTTCCTGCACCCGGGCAACGTGAAGGCGCAGGCTCAGTACTTCGTCCGCGTGGCCACCTCGCTGCCCGGCGACATGCTGGTATGCGACTGGGAGACGGTGCCGGGCGGCACCGGCGCCACGAACGCCGAGAAGGATCTGTTCATACAGACCGTGAAGGAGCTGCGCCCCACCGGTCACCGGGTGGGCCTGTACTGCAACCGCGACTACTGGATCAACCGGGACCACACGTCGTACTGCGGAGACTTCCTCTGGATTGCCGACCCCGGCATCCCCGCCGGTAAGCCCCGCATCAAGCACGCGTGGACGTTCCACCAGTGCGCGATCAAGGGGGGCATAGACCAGGACGTGGCGAACTTCGCCTCCCGCGCAGACCTGCGCAAGTGGTGCGGGTACGCCGACCCGGTCAAGACGCCCGCCCCCACTCCGCCCCCTCCGGCCACAGAGCCCCGCACGCTCGGCCAGCTCGACAGGGCGGTTTCTGCCATCGAAACAAAGCTCGGCCTGCCCCACCTGCGGTAATTTCTACCTCGGATGAAAGGAGGGCAAGGTGACCGTAGCCATCGAGTACTCGCAGTCGGACATCACCCGGATCGCGAAGCGCGTGGAGGCGTCACGGCGTTTCTACCAGGAACGCGACGCCCGGCACATGACCGTGTACGACGTCCGGTCCGACAAGATCGACAACGTGATGCCCGGCACCATGCCGGACATCTGGCCGAAGCCCATCGTGGCCAACGCCATCGATATCGCCGCCCGGCAGATGGCGGAGAACCTTGCCCCCCTTCCGGCGATCAACTGCGCGAACGGCGTGATCACGTCGGAGAAGCAGCGCAAGTACGTCGCGAAGAAGACGAAGATCGCGCACCACTACGTGGAGTCCTCGCGTCTGCGGGCCAAGATGACCCAGGGGTGCGACTGGTACCTGATGTACGGCATGATGCCGTTCGTCATTGAGCCGGACTTCACGACCGGCGCGCCGGTCATCCGGATCGACAACCCGATGAAGGCGTACCCCCAGTTCGACCTTCAGGGACGGGTGATCTCTTATGCCAAGGTATGGCGCGAGGAAGCCTGGCGTATCGCTGACAAGTTCCCGCAGTACTCCGAGGCCATCCTGGGCCGACCCTTCGGGCCGGTGGCCGAGATCCAGCCGGACTCGATGCTTGAGTGCATCAAGTACTGCGACAAGGACTCGTACGTCCTCTACCTTCCCGAGCGCAGCAACCTCGTCCTCATGGACACTCCGAACCTCTTCGGGAAGGTTCCGGTCTCGATTGCCCAGAAGCCGTCCTATGACGACCAGGACCGAGGGCAGTTCGATGACATCATTTACCCCTACCTGGCCCGTGCCCGTATGGCTCTGCTTGGACTCCAAGGGACGCAGAGGAATGTGCGCGCTCCCCTGGCGATTCCGCCAGACATCCAGAAGGTACCGTTCGGCGACGATGCGATCCTCCGTACGCGTGAGCCTGACAAGATCCGCCGCATCACCACGGATCTACCGGTGCACGCGTTCCAGCAAGAGGCAGTTCTCCAGGAAGAAATTCGTCAGGGCACCCGCACCCCTGCTGCGGCCACGGGCGACGTTCAGGCATCGATCATCACAGGCAAGGGCGTAGAAGCCCTCAACGGGGGCTACGACACCCAGATCGCTGACGGCCAGCACCACATCGGTGCCGCGCTGGAGCAGGCCATCGCGCTGTGCTTCGAGATGGACGAGAAGTTCTGGCCGAGCCACGAGAAGTCCATCCAGGGCATGGTCAACGGGACGCCGTTCAACGAGCGTTACGTCCCGAAGAAGGACATCGGCGGGGATTACACCGTCAACGTGTCCTACGGCTTCGCGGCCGGGATGAACCCGAACCAGGCGCTGATCTTCCTGCTCCAGCTCCGTGGCGATCAGGACATCTCCCGGGACTTCCTTCAGCGCCAGCTCCCGATGGACATCGACGTCAACGCGATGCAGGCGCAAATCGACAACGAGCAGGTCACCGACGCGCTCAAGCAGGGCGTCTTCTCGATGCTCGCCTCCATGGGCATCATGGCGCAGCAGGGCATGGACCCGACGATGATCCTGCACCAGGCGGCGACGATCATCGACCAGCGTGAGAAGGGCGTGCCGATGCACCAGGCCGTCCTGAAAGCCTTCCAGCCCCCGCCCGCCCCGCCCGGCGCTGCGGCGGGAGCTGGGGGAGCGGGCGCCCCGGCCGGGCCGGAAGGCTCTGGTGGGCCCGGTGGGGGCGTACCGTTCGGCATGAACCCGGGCACCGGAATGCCCGGAGGCACGGCTCCCGGTCAGGCGCAGATGGGGCCGGGCGGAAGGCCCGACCTTCAGACCCTGCTCGCTAGCCTCAGTGCAAACGGTCGGTCGAACCTGTCGGCCGGGATCAAGAGGACGGTACCCGCGTAATGGCATGCACCCTGTGCGGACGTGAGCAGGAAGACGGCCAGGCCCAGAGTCACTGGATCGGCTGCGCCCGTGGCGCCGAGCCGGACCTGAGCGACGAAGAGGCGTATGAGCGTGGGCTCCTGTACAAGGAGCCCGAGCCCGTACCCCAGGCCGTGGAGATGGAACTCCTGAAGGAGGGCTCCATGACCACGGTCCCCGTCGATGGCGAGGACTGGCACGAGGACGAATACCAGCCCGACGAGGATGAGTCTCCCGAGGAAGGGGACAACAACCTCAAGAACTGCGAATACCCTGACTGCACGAACGCGAAGTACAACACCCACGGGCGTACGAAGTACTGCGAGTTCCACAAGAACCCGAAGAACCGGAAGGAGTAAATCATGGCTGACACCAACGTCTCTGCTGTCGCCTTCCCCGGCGACCCGGGGCACGAGGGCGGCTCGCAGCCGATGCGGGGTCTCAAGGGGTCCTGCTCGGGAGTCCACACCCTGCCTGTAGACCAGGGGTTCCAGAACAGCGGCTCCGCCGTGGGCAACCCCTCGGACACCTCTGGCGGCATCACCGGATGGGACAACACCGTTCTCGGCAACACGGGCGGCAACCGTGGCGTGGGCGGTAGCGACTCCCGGAACTCGGGTACCTGATGGCCCGGGGTGGCGACCGCCAGCCTGCGAACCCGGCCCCCGTATCGGGGCCGGGGCAGTTGTCGCGGCGTACCGACGGGGGGCCCGGCGACGCGAAGCAGCCTGTCCGTATCCCCACGGGCGGCGACTACGGCGACGCCACCCAGTTGATGAAGCTCCAGCAGGCTGCCCCCTTGGCCGCGAGCCCCGGGGGCAATGTCGACCTCGCGAGTCTGCTGGGGGGTGGGGGCGGCCAGGACGTCACACCGCTGAACGCCCCCACCCAGCAGCCGGACACGCCGGTGACCGATGGCGCGGCTCTCGGTCCGGGCGCTGGTCCGGAGGCGCTGAACCTTAGCAACCCGCAGGACGACGACATGCAGAGGCTGCTTCAGTACCTGCCGGTCTTCGAGCACATGGCAGAACAGCCCAACTCCTCGAAGGCAGCCCGGAACCTGGTCCGGTCGTTGAAGGGGATGCTGTGACCTTCACCCGCGTGCATACCTACATCACCTTCGCGAACCCGCACTTGGTCTGCGTCGAGTGCCACGCCACGGCCCGGCGCTGGCACGATGGCGAGCGGTGCGGCTGCGAAGCCGGATGCTGGCTCGCCCCCTGCGGCCACCGGGCCGACACTGTCAGCGCGTCCCCCTCGTGGAGTCCGGTGCACTGATGGACTGGT